TCATTTCTCATTGACCTTCACATTTGTGTAAATTACTTTGTAATCGCTGTAGCCAAAGAGCATGATGTATTTGTCAACATCTTTCGCTTTCAGATCGAACGAGACCTTGCCGCTTTTTGTCGTGCAGTAACCATGGTTGGACGATGCCGCAACACACCACTTCTTGCCCGCTGGCTCCGTACGAACATCGACTATGAACGTGTACGTCTTTCCGGCCTCGTAGCTGTGCGGCTTGCTGGCGTATGAGTATTTGCCACCCTTGTCTATCGTGATCTTTCCGTCCTCGATCTTCACGCCTGACTTGTTGGTTCCATGAGCCGTCCACTCTTTGGCGACAATGCTCGACTTCGGTTTCGCCGTGCATACCTCAAGCGTTTTCGTTCCATCGGTGCAGTAAAGCTCCGACCCAGTCACGCCCTCGGGAACAACGATGCTTTTGTTGTACTCGATGTATGTTGGATTCCACGGCGAGTAGGCCATGAATTTGAAAGGCTCGCCCCCTTTGACGGAAACGTTGAATTTCCCATCGTCGTTCGTCAAAGCGTAGCTGACCCAGTTCTCCCCGACAGTTCGAACCACGCCACGCTTGTAGGGCTTGCCGTCCTCGTAGACGATGCTACCGGTGAAGTTGCTGTCGTATGCGGGAGCCAGATCGAGTTTCGGGCACGGTTTTGCCACCTCGACGATCTTTTCGACTTCAACAATTTTTTCCTCGCACTCAGGGCAGGCAGGGCACTCTATCGTGCCGTTCATCTCTTTTGTCAGAACGTCGTAAATGTCAGTTTTCGTGACGCCAAGGTATCCGGCTATCAACACCAGAACGGTCACTACGCTCGCTATCGTTTTCTTGTTCATTTCATATCCTTTTTGAGTTCGTTGTAAACTTTTCGTATCTGCTTGATGCGGTTGTACACCATGTACGTCGGTATATCGAGCCTTTCGCCGATTTCTACCTGATCGTAGCCCTGCATGAACAGGTCGAACGTCTCGGAACCAAGGCGCATCAGTCTCTCTTTGACCTTTTCGACAAGCTCTTCGTTGGACACCATGTCGAACGTGTCTTTTTCATCGACCAGGTATCTGTCCAGCGGGTGATGCCTTGCCCCCGACTCGTCCTCATATTCCGGCCAGTCCGACCATGCCATGTGCCGTCTTTTCTCTTTCCTGTTCCTGTTCTTCTCGCACAGCAGTTTCTCGTCGATGTACTGCCACAGCTTGTTTTTGATCGAGATCCACCGCATTCTGGTTTTCTCGATCTTTCCGACGGTTCGGTGATACTCGATCAGCCCCTCCATATAGAGATCGTCGTAAAACCGATGAAATGGTCGAAATTCACGCTGGACGATCGCTTTGACGAAATTACGATGCTCAAGCGTCTGGCTCCACGCTTCCGTCATTCCCGCTCTTCCGTCTCCAGGCGAAGCCGCTTTGTGATGAACGTCTCCATTGCGAAAATCGCCTTGGTTCCCATGTGACCAGATATACCGACAAACACAGCGGTGAGCATCGTGGCGACTTCGTAGTACTCGCAAATGAAGTAGGTCAAAAGACCGATGAAGCCGCTTATGACGACATCCCCGACAAGCTCGCTGATGCTGAAGCGAACCGTTCCGTTTCTGACTTTTCTGATATTGCTGGCAATGCCGCCCCACAATGAGAGGGCCAGCACCCACAGATAGGTGACGAACGGCACGTTCTCCGGACTGTTGTGCGGCATTATCTCTCCCCTTTGCACTCAAGAAGTTTCTCCCTGAGCTTGTAGTATGTGTAATCGTTGAGTAGCACGCCGTCGAACGGAGCCACCTCGCCCTGACGCATCCAGTGTGCGTTGATGCTGGGGTCGGAAATGTCCACTCTGGCGCATCCGTCAATCATGAATAACGCTATGAAGCTCGTCAATAGTTGTCTTGTCATCTCTCTTCTCTATCTCGTTGATCAGTCTCTGTTTCGCGGCTTCATAGCCCGCTTTCTTGTAGAGAGCCACCGCCATCTTGATGATGTCGATAAGCTCCAATAGCTTCGTCATCTCACCCGTTTCGTGGCTTTGATTCGGCCATAAATGGCGACGACGGAACCAACGGTGGCTCCAACGCTTGTCAGTGCGACGACGATGGCCTGCTGGTCTTCCGGGCTTACCGTGTAGCCGAACACGCCGAGAACGATAGCCAAGATGGAGACGATGCCTCCCCACACTCCCTTGCTCTGATACCATGGTTTTTCGTAAGTCATTCCGTTTCCTTTCTAAAAATATTACGTTTTGCCGCTTCGTTCTCGAAGCTGTTTTTGCAGTGATTCTCGCCGAACACGAAGTCGATGAACCTCAGGAACCACTGCGCCTGCCGGTTCCCTTTATAGATGGCGAGGTAGTACGTGTACGAACTGATCGTGTAGTCTTCCTGCGAATACAGGATGGAACCACCCGCCTGATCGAACCCTATCGCCGCTGTCTTGAAGTACCTACCGAGGCTGGTTCCTCGCCATAGATGCCGCATGACGTTCAGCGGAACCACCACGGGGGTGAGAAGAGTTGCGAGAACGAAGGCGACGATGAAGAGGACTACCCACTTCACTCCGCTGGCTCCTCGAACTCCTCTTCGGGCGACTCCATGTGCGGCGAGACACGCTTCCACGCCTCAAGCTCTTCGAGAGTCAATATCCAGAAGGCTTTCGGGTCGTCGTTGGCGAAATTCTCTCCGCCAAGCACGTAGCCCCACGCCTGCGCTAACAGTTTTGTGCCCTTCAATTCGTTCTTGAGGTCACTCATCTCCATCGCCACATAGCCGTATTTCCCGTCAGGCGTAGTGACAATCGTTCGATTACCGAACGAATCGATGTATGTTCGTATCGTGTGGTAATCCACGACGTTTCCCTCTTCGTCGGTGATCTCGAACAATGGAAACCTTACATTGCCGGTCGGGTCAACCACTTTGATGTTCGTCGCTTCCAATGGAGCCACGAGGAACATGCTTGGGTAGACTTTCGAACCGTACTTATTTTCACTTGTGGTCATTTTCTCTCCTATGGTAAATCAGGATATTTGGCTTTCGCCTCTGCGTAGAGCCGTGCGATTTCTGTATTGGATAGAGCTTTTTGATACATTCTGAAAAGCTTGACAGGATGTTCCATTGGCTTGTGCCATGCCGAATATCCAAAAATGAAATTGTATGTTTCGTCTTGCGGAGTGTATGTGGTATTTTTTTCGATTTCTCCATTGACAAATATTTTGAGCGATGAATTACCATCCCACTTGACAACATAGTGAGCAACCCCGCTATGCGAAGAATACTCTATCGTGCTTTGATAGGAACCAACTCGTGCCCATGCCCTATTGTCCGCATTGTTGTATCCAAATCGTAGTTTGTCTCCACCGCACAGTTCAAAGTCGTGAGGCACTCTGTCCGAGAAGTCAAGAATGAATTCTATCGAGCCAGGTTTCGATGTGTCGAAATACTGTTCAGGTGTCATCAGCAGATACTCGTCCGTTCCCACTTGAAACTCAATTCCATCAGCCACATACTCGACAGGCACTCCGACATCGTTCGTCTTGAATTTGCATAGCTGTAGACCGTGAGATTGGTTGTCGGCGTTCGTGCGGATTGATTTTGAATAATTCATAATTCGAAGTCCACCATTCAGTTTTTTGATGGAAATTTCGGATATGCGCATTTTCCCTGTTTTTGTTCCATTGAAAAGAAAATATCCCCCTGTCCTATCATGATCTTCCATCATGGTATAGGCGTGATAGCCCTCAGCGACGTTCTGCCCTGCATTGTATGATCCCGTCAGGCTCTCAATGGCCACAATATTTTCACCACTGATAACTTCCGATCTGTATTCAACCTTGAATGGGACATCTGCCGTTACAATCGGATTAAGATTGTCGAATCTAACCTGCGGTCTTTCAGAGTGATCGCCGTCGCCGAATAACTCTATTTCAAAACCATTTTCAAATGTTGAGAATTCATACGTCGCATTTTGCGGATCATGCACATATGGAGTATCGTATGTGACATTTTCTTCGGAATAGTTCTTCACGTCAACTATTACCCCATTTGTGCTTTTCCACCCTTCTGATGGAATTCCGATTGTATGCTCACCGCACGGATACCACGACACGATATCATCCGGCGTCAGACTCAATCCCGTGCTTGTGTCCCCAAGAGCCAACCTGCCCAACAGTTCCGGCTCTTTGTTGAGCTTGTCGATGTCGGACTGCGTGAAATGTTTGCCGATTGCGAGTGTCGTGATATTGCTGATTGTTTGGTATTCGAAGCGGTATTGTGTCGAGGGTTCGAGTGAGCCATCGTCAGTTGTTTTGACAGCAAACTGTCGTGTCTCGAAATCGTAGTAGAGAATGTCGCCTGTTTCGATAATCGGTTCGAGAATCAGTTCTACCTCGAAGTCGGCGTTGTATTGCGCCGTTCCATCAAACGTTACGACGATGTGCCGGAAATCTGGATTTGACGCATAACGAAAATACCCTTCTTGTGTGGTGGTAAATGTCCCCGTGATGTCGGTGTCATACGTATGAACGATATCGCCTCCACCATCAGGAGTCGATCCAGTCTTGATGTTGTGGAGTCTGACGGTTCCGCTTGTGACGGTCACGTTTACAGTGACCTTGTATCGTCCTGTATTGTTTCCATTGTACTGAAATGATGGCTCCCATGCATTGTCAGTAGGGTTTTCGAGATGCACTGTCCATTTCTTTTCAGTGTCGTCATATGTCGCCGTATTGTTTTCGCCTGTCATAACCTTGTACGGATTTCCCGTATACCGCTCCCCAAGCGTATGCTCAAGCGGCACATCGACATACTGCGTGCCCGTCAATTCGATGCCACGTCCAGTGTACGCCGTTGCGTGGATATGAGGGTTGGTTCCCTCATCTTTGACGTATCTCGTACCGTCCGGTTTCGTGGCGAGTCTGCCCGTGTAGAGAATCTGTGAAGCGGCGAGAGAGCCCTGAAGCGTTTCGGTGAAATCGATGATGTTTAAGGGAGTCTGGCTGGTTCCGTCCGTGTGGTCCCGTTGCGACGGGTCGAACACGCCGCCGCCGGTATGGTCGATCAGCATGTTACGCCTTGTCACTCGCCAATGTGACCGTGCCGGATGCCGAATGTTTGAAGTATACTGTCGAATCGACCCGTATCGCGCCGTAAGTGGCCGGCAGAACGAACCACTTTTTCGTGTCGTCGTTGTCGAACGAATACATGACGTTGACGACCTGGTCGGTGTTTTGCACGATATTGCCTGCTGTGTCGGGATCGAACTGTACTACGGTGTTAGCGGGGATTTCGATATCTGTCATATTCGCCTCCTGTGTGTGGCTATTGTAGAAAAATGCTGATTCGTTTTATAGTCGACTATAAATCAGTTTTCCCAATGCAAACATTTTTGCATACGAACGGCATGGAGGCGTGTTTCATTAATGTGGGATTAACGCTGTTTTTACTATTTGCAGTGCTTCATTGTATGTAATATCGAAATCGTATTTTTCATAAAGTGCCCTTGCGACCCATTTCGCGCAATCGATTGTCATGCATCCGTAATTTTTCAGTTGTTCTTTATAGGCTTCAATTTCACATTTCAGTCTGTATTTTTTACTTATAGCCCACAATAAACCATGTAAAAAATTTCGGCGATATTGTCTGCAGTGCACCAATTCGTGTTCGTGCAAACCAATGTCTCCACGATATTTTGGTCGGATCACGATGCGACACGTGCCTATGACAGGAACTAGCGGGAAATAGCAATAACCGCCATATTCTTTTGGCAAATTATCCGAATACTCGATTTTATATTTCATGAGCAACAGTTCTCTTTAAGTTGAGCTATTTCATCTTTCAGGGAATCCACTTCGGCTTTGAGTTCTTTGACGGCGTTAACGAGGATCGGAATGAGTGACGTTTCTTTCAACCCAAGTTTCTCTTTGTTATCCTTTTCAACTACCGGGCTATCCTCGATGCCAAGCTCTTCTTCGATCTCAAGGATGTCCTGCGAGATGAAACCCCACATGAACTTCTCGTCTTTTTTGGAGCCGTCGGGTTCTTTGGATTTATCGATTGTGCCATCTTCTTTTTCGACCCAGTATCTGCTTCTGTCATCGAATCGGAATTGTTTCGGCTGAAGGCGGGTGATGTAGTCGAGCCCATATTGAATTGGGGCTATGTCAGTTTTATCTCTTTCATCCGAAGTAACGGTCCAAGAAACTTTAATGTATGCGTTGGTGATGTCATTGTTACCTACTACAATTTTATTTGAATCACTTGATGAAAATTGATGTGGTGATGTGTCTGTACCTGCTTTATAACCTATTGCAGTATTGTTTGAACCTGTTTGTATATTGGCTCCAGCATTAAAACCTATGGCTGTATTGTGATCACCTGTTGTTAATGAAGTTAGTGTGTCACCACCACAGCCAGTATTGCTAATTCCTGATGTAATATGTTGTAAAGAAAATTCACCAAGTGCAACATTATTATATCCTGTAACAGCATTTGCTCCATCACCAAAACTTGTTGATCCAATTGCTACATTTCTTGAATTGCCACTGCCAAGTTTTCGTGCACACCTATACCCAATATATACATTTTCATTGTTGGAACCAGACCCTGGATCAATAACACAATCTTTGCCAGCAACAAAAGATTGGACACTGATTCTTTGTCCAGCATTTCCGTCATGCCATGCAGTATGTCCATCTATTGTAATGTGTTCACCTGTGATTACTGTAGTTTTTACAGTGTAACCGCTTTGCCAGTTTGAGTGGGCAGAATCAGGTGTATTTACTGATAATCCACTTTCGGCATTCACATAGACATATTCATTAGTCTGTTCACTTACTTTTCCTTCACTCTCCCCAGCATTGAGAATTAGTTGTTGTCCAGTTCTACATGTAATTTGATCAATATTCATACCTGCAAGAGCAGAAATGTGAGCAGGAATAGTAACAGTTTGTGTGTTGTTATATCCAATATAGAAATTGATAGGAGATGATGATGAATAATCATAAGCACTTAATCTGTAAATTCCACTATTTACTGATATATAAAACTGTTTATTGCTATTATTTGGGTCATAAAGTATTAATTTACTTTCTGCATCACTGCCATAAATTCCACATCTAATTGTTCCATCAGATAAACTGCTACTTGACCAATGAAACTCAGCAATATTACCATTACTGTTATTGCACCTTGTAGCAAACAGCGGCACACCACTATCTCTTCTGATCCAAATATATTGCCCATCTGTTCTATTATTAGCCCAAGTGATGCCTGCCAGTGTTTCCCATGCTGAACCATTCCACTTTTCAAATTTATGATTTGATGAGTTATATCTGATTGCGCCTGTTGGCTGATTTGAGCCATATGTCATTGTGGCTAAATCATCATCTCTTTCTTTTAGTTGATTTAGAAAATCTGTATAGTTTGATGTTAGTGTAGGTAAATTCCAATCAGCCATAGTTTGCTCCTTTGTATATTAAAATCCTCTTGCCTGCCAATTCACTTCCCCACTTTTCCTGCTTCCATTCTGGTCAAATAGGTAAATTTTGAACGATGTTGGATTTGGCGTATCCTGAAAATCGATGACAACGGTATACGGGTCGCTTCCTTTGTAAGTGCCGGTAATGCTGTCAACGTCGACAAACGAGACATTGAATTGCACTTCTGTTCCGTTTGCGTCGGATGCGTTTACAGTCGCACGCCCGCTGTCATTTTTGAGTTTGCTGTCGAGTAATGTTTCGATATTCTCTATAATGATTCCGTCGTCACCTGTTCCTCCAGACCATTCCAATCTGACTTTCACATATCTGAATTCTGTTGCATAAACTTGATATACATCGGGATAGTCTGTCCAGGAACTACCATCCTGTGAAACAGAAATAGTGCATGTTTCATCGAGTTCCGGCGTCGTGTCTCCAACGATATTTTTCGTTACATTGATAGTTATTTTCGTCGCATGGATCGTGGCGCCATAATCGTGCGTCTCCTCATACGACGCAGTTGCCGAAAATGGTTCGATGTAAACAGGATATCCAGCGTCTATTTGATCCTGCGGGCTGTTCCAGCTGCGTGACGTAAAATGATCTTCATACGTTTCTGCGGTATTGACTGGTAGAATCAGTTGAGTGCCGTCACTATACGCATTCGTTTTTGTTCCGCTGAAATCACTATCCCATTTCGCGTTGAGAATATAGTCAGGCGGCTGATTCACGTGCGCAACCTTGCTGACGGGATCGCTCACGTTTCCTGCGCTGTCAACAGCCGCTATCCAATATCTGTAATCACCGCTTTGACTTTCAAACACGGTGGTAAACGTGCCCTTTTTGTATCCGATCGTTTCGGCAGTTTCCCATGTGTCTCCCTTTTTTCCGATCGTATTTATAACAGGCAGAGACCCCTGGGACACTTCCCACTGAAAGAGAACGTTGTTGTCGATTACCTGCAGATGAAACGATGTTATCTGTGGCGGGGTGATTGTAGACATATATTCACCGGCTTGTCCAATGTTTCCAGATATATCAACCGCTTTTACAGAAAAACTTTTTGATTGCCATGTTATTGGAATATTCCATGCGCGGGTGTCAACGCGAATTGATTGAGAATCGTATTCGATCAGATAATGATCAATTTTCCACATAGATGATGGCTCAGTCCATTCGAGCCGCAGAATTGTGTCGTCGATATAGCCATGCACCTCCGGTGCCTCGATTGCTGAATAATCGACCGTGATCACAGCCATCGACTCACTCTCGTTTCCTGACGTGTCAACCGCCGTCACGCCAAATTCCGTCTGACCCGATATCGTCCCGCATTCATAAATATTTGTCGTCACCATTTTTCTAAATGGTGATCCGTTCTTGTAGATATTGTATCCAGCGAGATCGACGTCATCGCTCTCGTCCCAGCTCAGTATAATTCCAGCCGAGCTATCAACCGTATATGATACATTTGTAATATCATCTGGCGGCGCGGACTTTCCGAGATAGGCATGTGACGCTTTCGCCGCCTCGGATACCGGCTGCCTGCCGCTTATGTCGTTTACGACGAACGCGAACGTATATTCCCGCCCCTCCTCGAGATCGATGGCGTTCATCCGGTATTCCCCGCCTCGGATACCGGTCTGGGCATCGTTCCACGTCGTACCTCCGTCCGGGCTGATGAGCAGATCGACGATCGCCATTCTGTCGTCAGCGACGCGCCAGGCGAAATCGATAAACGGCACGATGGTTCCGTCGCTTCGCTTTTCCAAATGCTCCCCGATAGAGATATCCGTGATTTCGGCGAATCCCGTGATGTGCGACGGACGCGCTATGTTGTCAGGCGTCGTCCAGTCGTCCAGGATGGTATCGTTATAGTCGATTGCCGTGATCTTTCTCGTCTGATCGCTTTTTCGCGTGATCGCCGCGACGCGAAGCTCGATGTACTCTTTGTTCACCTCCCCGAACGTGTAGATGTCGAATTTGGACGGAGCCGCGTCGAAATCCGTCACGACGGTGAAAGTGTCGAACGATCCGTCGCCGGGATTCTGCACGTCTCTTTCTTCGATCGTGTCGTCCTGATGCCGCACGACGACGCGATAGCTTTTAGCGACGTCGATATCAACGCTCCGATCGAGTGTGACAGTGTCTGTCGTGCCAGATGCGACCCTGCCGGAATATCCCCACGCCGGCACGTCGTGCGCGAACATGATGACGTCTCCAGGCTGGCAGGCGATGCTGTCGATGCCGGCTTCGAACTCCACGACCCTGCGCTGTTTGTCGTTGCATTGCAGCATGTATCTGCCGTGCCGGTACGCCTGGGACTGGTCGGTGCAACCTATCAGAGAGAGCGTCGTTTTCGCCCCTGTGTTGTCTCCGAGCGACACCGTGACGGCGTTTTTGCCGTATCCGGCCTTTGAGTCGACATATTCGATGTCGATCTCCGTCGCGACGTCGTTTTTGCCGATATAGCGCGTTTTGTAGCTGCCTTTCACGATATTGCCCATCGAGAAAAGCTGGACCGGATCGGCGGGCTTGTCGATGATGACTGAATATTTCGTGCCGACCATGACGGGAGCCGCGCGGCCGACGGAGCATATTTTCTGCAATGTCTCCCACATATTCGACTGAAAATCAAGAACGCCGTTGAACTTTGCCCTCGGCTCTTCCCCGCCGAAGCCGTCAGGCACAGCCTGGTCGCACCATTCCGCCCACTCCGCAAACCGCGCGAAATCGACGGCGCTATACGGTTTTCCCATGCCATGTTTTCTGTTCGTTATCACGTCCCATGCGACCCACGCCGGATTGTCTGAGCGTTTGACACCCTGCGACGTGCCGTTTTCGTCGAACACCTCTATCCCGCCGCGTCGTACGAGCGTATTGATCGACGGCGCGGAGCCGGAAAGCTGTCCGTTGGCCTTGATTCTGATGGCAAGAAGCGCGATGCTAGGATAATAGAGCCTGTCGCTCGTCATTTCTGTCATGCCGCTCCAATAGAGCGTGTTGCGCTCGCGTGTCGTCTCCTTGTCCTCGGACAATTTCGTGAGGCGCACATGATATTGGCCTGGAGTCAGCCCTGTGATCGTGAACTGCCTGCGGATAGCTGACGTTTTGGCCGCGTCGATGGCGAAATAGTCGTACACGCGTTCTCCGACCACCCGCTTGCGCGATTTGCCGCTCTTCGACCATCCGCTGCCTGGTGACGACGCGGACCACTGATACTCATAGTCGTATGCCGTCAGATTGTACCGACGCCACTCGTATTCCGTCTCCGTGTATTCCGGGTAGACTCTCTGATGCAGCGTCCAGTTCGTGCCGTCTGACGAATATTCGATCTTGAATTTGACCGTCCTGCTGTCGAGGCCGCCCTTGTCGTTCACGTAGAACAGTCCCTGCGGCATCGTGACTGAGATCGTGATGGAGTCCACCGCGTTCCCGAGTGTGATTTTCTCTACGGTATTGTCGTATGTCAGTTCGGCGCTGAACGCGTTTGCGGTATCGACCTTGTCGAACCAGCCTATCGTCTTGCCGTCGTGCCATTTTTCGAACGCCATCTCGTCGGCAGTATTCGTTTGGGAGAGCGTTCCCTGCCGGTACGCGTATTCGACGTTGTCGTACGTGTCGAGGGGGTTGTTGTTGATCAGGATGTCGCCTGCCCAGATCGGCTCTATCTCTCCCTCGCAGAGCGCGAGGAGAGTGTAGAGGTATTCGTCGTCGCCTTCGTCTTTGATATACTGTCCGATGACGGACCCTGGCAGGCGCATCTGGCCGAACAGAACAGGGATGGGAGACCCTGGAGTAGGAAGCGTTCGCGTGCCGCTCCATCCGTAAACCGGGGAGCTTTCGAGAGACGATGACCCGATCTGTCCGAACGATGGGATTTGCGGCGGCAGCACAGCGTTGATGAGCATCGCGCCGCCGGCGACTGTCGCGGCCATGATCGTGTAATATCCCACGTTTCCGAGTGCGGCGGCCGTCTCCGCGCCCATAGCGAGAAACGCAACGTCCGCGGCGTATGGGGCGACAACGGCAAGGGCGACGAAAGCCACGGCGCGCAGAATGTCTTTCCCGCCGCCTCCTCCGCGCAGCACAGGAGATACGATGATCTGACGATCTCCTGTCAGGACCATGTCGTATTTCGTCGTGATCTCCCCATCCACCGCCACGACCACATCAGCGAATGGCGAGATGTATTCCGCGAGCGTCTTGCCTGGCTCCTTGAATGTGGTGACGCGGCTGTTGACCGGATCGAACGGGTTGCGGATCTCCGTTATGCAGACCATTCGTAAAATCCCTCGATGCGCTTTGCCCAGGCCGGACTGTCGATGCTCTCGACGCATGTCGCCACGTTCTCCATCGTGTGGAGAAACCGCCTGTCGTCTATCATGACGCCGATGTGCCTGATAATGCCCCTGATGCGAAACAGCACGACCGCTCCCGCCTTCGGAGCGCACGGCTTCCATTTGCTGATCTGCGTTCCAGCAGCGACGACCTCGACCATGAACGTCTGGGCCACTTCGATAGAATTCGGATCGTCGTAGCGCCACATATCAGGTACGCTCTGACCGTATTCATGTTCGAGGACATGCAGCACGAGACCGATGCAATCGAATCCTTCCATGTCCCTGCCGTGCGCCCTGAACGGTACGCCGATGTATCGCTTCATATCTTGAACACCCCTCTTCCCGTTGGAATGCCAGGAAAGCCGACAAACGGCACATCCGAGTCGCCGAACTTGCTCTTGCAATCAGACAGCGTATAGTCGCACGTGTCGTCGCTTCCTGCATACGGACATCCGGTGTCGGATACCTTGAATTTCGCCTGGCACTGGTTCGGGACAAATCGCCTGTATGGGAAAATGCGTCTAAGCGGATTTTCCATTCCGAGGGAAAAAACGCACCACGTCTCGTCGCACGATGCGCCAGATGATACGAACGTCAGATGCAATTCCGCGTCCCTGTCCGTCGTCACGGTTCCGTCGACGGCCGGAGTCGGCTCGTAAACGACGAAGAGATCGACATCCCAGCCCGATCCGAAATCCTCGTCGTTTTCTACGTACCCCTGCATGATTCTCGTCACGTTCGATACTTTCAGCTGAAGGGACGGAAATTCCCCTTTGACGCCCTCTTTGTACTCTCCGATGTCGAACGGAAACGCCTGGTAGGTATCGCCCTTCCACACAACGTCGGCCGTGTTGTTCGTGACGCGCAGCGTGAGGTCCTGCTTCGGGCTGTAGATTTTCAGCAGCAAAAGCCACGCGCCGGTATCCGTCAGCGAGTTTTTGGCAGCTATCGCCTCGGGAGTCATAGTTCTCTCATTTTCAGCGTGATCTCGTACCAGCCGGGCCACGCGCCGTCGACGACGTTTTTCGGCGCTTCGGTGTAGCGGACGGTGTACGTGTCGGACGATTCGGGGTCCGTCCAGTCGAACGACCCGCTCCCTCTCACGCTCTCATAGTGAGACAGAATCGCGTCGCGGTCGGCCGTCTCGACAAAATATTTCGCCGAAATCGTTCTGCGCGATCTCGTGTGGCGCTCCCGAGTCTGCTGATAGCCAGCCTCGAACGGCGTGGATATCGTGGAGAACTCGTCCTGGATCTCTACCTTGACGGGTTTTCTAGATAGCGAAGGAAAGCTCATTGTATCCCCATTATCTGTCTGAATTCAGGGTCGGTCTGGGCGTGACGAACGACCACGTCGATGATCTGCTGCCCGTTGTCGCCCCGCATCTGGCCGATCTTCTCCATGTCGATCGGCAGGCCGGTCTCGTTTTTCACGTTGATGATGACGTTGGATGGAATGGCTTTTACCCCAAGATCGCCGTTGATTCTGGTCAAGGGCATGATCGCCTCCGCCCCGGCCTCCCCCATCAGACCCATGCCGTTTGCCATCGGAAAGACGGTCGGCTGGCTGACGATGCCGCCGGAGGAGAACGCCTGGACCACCCCGCCCCTGGCGAACGGGAGCATGCCGGTCAACCCGCCGACAAGCGGATTGATGATCGTCGTGCGCATCATCTGCATGTAAATCTCGTGCAAAACGTTTTCCACGAGATCGCCGAAGCGGAGGAATTTGTCGGACGTGTAGTCGAAAAAGCTTTCGAATGTGTCTTTCAGGTGTCGCTCCATGCCCTTGAACGCTTCGTAAATAGCATTGGCGGTTTTCTCCGCATCGGGTACCATTTTCTCAAAATATGCCTTCCTGTGATTCTCAACAATCTTTTCGACAGCTGCCTGATCGAAACCGGCATATTTTTCCCTGATCTCATGCTCTTCAATGAGCCAGGCTTTTGAAATTTGCCCACTCTCTTCGTAAAACTGTTTAGTGAGCTTCAGCTGCTTGTCTTGACTCTCGTATAGAGATTTCAGCTGCTTCTCTTCACGTTTTTTCATGGCAGCTTCGTAGTACTTCATTTGCTGCTCCGCGTCGAGTTCCGACAGCGAAGCTATCTGATCACCAAGCTTTTTGTAGAATAGTGATTCTTTGTCAAGCATCATCGCGGAATATTTGTCATAGGCCGAAACAAACCCTGAAATATTCGTTGTATCGCCTGGAGGCGCATTGTCATGCGTTTTGATAACTATGCTACTCTGTTCTGATGCAAGCTTTGAAGCGTTGGCATGCTGTCCAAGAAGCCTGATTTGCTGTTCGAGGAATTTTTTCTGCTGTTCAAGTTCCGCTTTCGTATTGCCTGTTCCGAACATTGAGCCCCATATGCTTACGCCATTTTTTAGTTTGTCCTGAACTTCGTTTAGCTTTTCTACAAGATCATTGTATTTGGCTATAATCTCCTGATCTTCTTTTACCTCGAAAATGCTTTTTGCAGCAGCCGACGCATTTTCAAAACTTTCTGTCAGATCATTTATCCACTCTGTTATCTTGTGGAATGTAGGTTTCAGTGATTCGAACGTTGATTCTGTAATCGTTCCGGTGAGATTGTCCCACGCATCCTGCATATTCGATATAGAACCATCCCAGCTGTCGGAAACTGCCTTGCCAGCATCAGCAAAATCTCCCAGTTTTCTCTTTAAAAACTCGAAGAGGTCGCCCTGCTTTTTGTGTGTCTTGATCTGCTCGTTCGTGATGCCTATGTTTTTCGCTACGACGCTGTTCATGTCGATTGTCCCGGAAACGACGGAACGCATCTCCTGTGCCAGCTGATTCATCGGCACACCCATTGCGCCTGCGGCCTGGGTCATAAGCTTCGTATATTCGACGGTCTGTTTTATTGTCATTCCGGCCTTCAATGCCGGGCCGAGCGTGCTTTGAAAGCCTTCCGTCAGCTGTGTGAGAGTGGCAGACGTTTCGAGATTGGCCTTTTTGAGCATCGCCATGACATCCGACGACATTTTCATCGCTTCTGCAAATTTGTTCACTCCGCTTTTGGCTTCGGTGTTGACGGATATCAGTGACGCTATCCCTATTTTCATCGTTTCGATGCTTGCGTTGTACCGAAGGCCGTTTTGCACAATGGCGTCAAACGCTTTCGCTACGCCGTAAATGCCACCTGCAGAAGCTCCGATGGCGATCAGGCTTTCTGTAAACGCTTTCGTTTTTGAAGCGGACACGTCAATGGTTTTTGCGAAACGCTTCAGATCGTTTTCTACGACGACAAGCTCTTTGGTGTCCTTGTCAAATTTGATCTTTATGCGCAATTCATTTTTCACGTTTCGTCCTCGCTATCGTAGATGCCCAGACCTGGCCCATTCTCATGACAACAGGCACCCATCTTTTTGCATCCATCCCGGCCCATTCGAGATAGTCTTTGGTCGCATCGTATCTCTTGCCGACTGTGCCCGACATGCCATATTCCCACGGTATAGACAAAAAAATCCTGCTGATCGCAAAAAGTTCATCGTCGTCGTCCAGAAATATCACGCGAGAAGAATCGTTCGCGATCAAATCTGCGCGTTCGCTTGCGCTGATGGCGAGTTCTCCGGTCCCGCGCGCATTTTGCTCTGACCATTTTATTAGCCGTTCGACCCTTCGGCTTTGAGCTTTCCCAGCGCCTCGTCAAGCGTGACCTTGAACTTGTAGATATTCGCGTGTGTCGTCAGCTCAGCAATCATTTTTTCAATATCGTTTTCGTTCCCTGAAAGACAGGAGCGAAGCGCCTTTTTCGCATATTCCATTTTTTCTTTGACATCCGCGTCCCGAATGTCTATGCCTCCGTCGATCAACTCCGTCGTCGGCTCCATATATCTGAACGAAGCAGACGATCCGTCAAGATACTCGTACTCGAACTCGATAAAAAGACGCTTCGCTTGAAGTTTCATTCCATATCCTTTGTGCAGTGATTTTGTGCAGCGATTTCACAGGGCGGCTCACTGCACGAGGCCGCCATTATCATTCATATTTGATTTCAAAATTGTCGCCACCGGCATTGCTCTCGCATCGGAAAGATCGCTCGATGACCACCTTGCCATTGTCGTCGCTTTCGTTTATGCCGGAATATTTGCAGTAATTTGCCGTGAATGTGACCTTTTCTCCGCTTGAGGAGCCAAGGCTGACGACGAATGCTTTGACGTTTTCGTTTTTGAGGTCTGTCCAGTGATCGATAGAGTCGCGCTGCTTTATTTCGTTGATGGTAATGGTAGGCATGAAATCCGTAATGACATACTCTTTTTTCCCAATAGCGTAGATTTCGTCGATCTGATTGCCAAGATCGAAATCTGCACTTGTCAGATTGATTGTTGCCCCGTCGATCGTCACTGCGGATACGCTCTTGACAACAAAATTCGAATTGCCGTCGATCGTCGCCGATGGATTTGCCTCAAGGACTGGCTCGGCATCCGTGAACCCCTTTATGTCGAACGCTATTCTGACAAGCTCCCCGACCGTAAAATTGATCTTCAGGTTTGAAACGACACCTGTAATTGTGCGCTTCTCCCCATCGATATAGCTGATTATCTCCCCGGTTTGTCCCATTTGCGTCATCGGCGTATATGTGACCTTTTCTTCTCCGGCAGTCGTGTCTATGGTTTCAGTCAAACCGCATATTTTGTACATCTCGGAAAGTTTCGGAGGTGTGCCGGCAGCCCCAGTCGCCTTCATGATCGCCGTAATCGTTCCGTCGGCAGCAGTCCAATCGGGAATCACGAATCCCTTTTCAGCTCCAAGCGCGCCAGTGCCTATTTCCTTGATGGTTCCATTCTTGATCGTGGTGTTGAAGAATGTGTTTTCTGCCAGCGTAACAACATCGGACGTTGTCGGGGTGCCTCCGTATTTAGCAAGCAGAACTTGTTTGTTTGTCAGCTGATAAGCCATTTTTGCTCCTTATGGTGTCACTTTTGCCACAATTATCAATGTTTCAAAATCGAGATCTGATATCTCCCGCGTGGTGCCGCCAAATTCGAAAAGGCCGTCACTTTGTACGCAGAAATCATATACGTCTGATATGAACTGAGGATCGAATCCACCATCCTTGATTATCACTGCATAATGAATCAGATATCCCCATTCCTGATCTGGATCTCGTCTCAATGGAGATATTTGATGCCCAGTCAATCGCTGCGAACAAAAATCGATTATCTTCTGCGTCGCTTCAGCTTCTGTTTGCATCGCAATGGACATTATTCGACCCCTATGATGATCTCAAGGCCATCGCTCGTCCGCTTGGTGTTTGCGACAGATACTATTCGCTCTCCGATCTCTTCGTTTTCGTCAGGTATGATGATAGTGTCGCCCTTTTGTATATTTTTCGCATCATCGTATGCGGCCCTATATGTTTCGTATTCATGGAGATCGATCTCGTAATTGTCGACGCGAACAAGATGCATGGTTTTTGAAACGCCTCCTATTATCGCCGTAACAGGAATACCGAGCGCGCTATACATGCTCGGCAATGCATCGTTCATCGCATCGACGAGGGCCATGCTTTATGCCGCGTTGATCTTGACGTAAACCGAACCGGTTGTGCTGGCGGCTTTCGCGCTTACCGCACGTCCCGCGCGCGTATTGTCCGTCGATGTCTTGGTGACGACCCCGTTTGTCGCGTCGAAGTAAAGCTCGTCCCCGACTGCGATCGCGTCGGCTGTGGCGGCGGCGATTTCATACACACCCTCGATTTTCAGCGCGATCGTCTCTCCGCTTACGCCGGAAACGGTTGCGATGCCTACCATTCCGTCTCCGAGCTCCACAATGTCGCCGACGTTTGTGTCGGCCGCGAGATCGTAATCGATCGTTTTACCTTCCTGGATTTCGACTGCTTGTTTTGCCATTATCTACTCCTTATGCACCGGCGTTTTTGTAAAGTCCGCGGAAGTCTTCCGCAAAGAGTCCGAAGTCGAACACGCATTCGTAAGTCACATAGCGCAGGTTGCGCTCTTTTTCAGCGACGATGGGACGTCGGCCAGTTCCGGCGAGATATCCGACCTTGATGGTGCGCCGGCTCGCGGCAAGGTACCACGGATCGGCATCGAGCTCCGCATCGACGACAATATCGAGTGCGCCGCGGAACGGGTTTACGACACCTGGGTTGTCTTGCCCCATTGCCGCTTCGCTCGTAAGAAGCTGCCTCACAAGGGTCTCGTTCTCCGGCGCTGCGATGATATACCGAGGGTTGATATTGAGCGCTGTTCCCGCGGCATCTTTCTGTCGGCGCATTTTGATTCGCCCCTGGGTCAGCGTGTCGATTGACGGCTGTGCGCCCGATGCGGCGACATTGTTGTGCGCTGCGTCGAAAATCGGTTTGCCGTCGGCCATTTTGTAGGAAGCGAATTCGCCCTTCTTCTGCAGCAGGTCGTAGACCAGCCCGTTGGCGGTGCGCTTTGCCATGCGCGCAAAATCCTGAACAAGGTCGGTGAACGCGCCAAGATCGTCGTTGATGATCATTTCTCGGCTAAGCGTCACTTCGTCGCCATAGCTGTAAAGTCGCCAGCTTTCGGAATTCTCTTTCGACTCTTTCTTTTTCGTCTCTCCGTATTCCGTCAGCTTGCGCAATCGTCCAGCAAGGCGTCCACGACTTGCCTCTGTCCGTGTTTTGAAGTCGGGCAGTTCCGTCGATGCGGTCCAAATGTCAAATGTTCCCTCTGCCTCTTCGTAGGCTGCGGAAAGCACACGGTTCGCCACATTGCCGAGAAGAACGGGAAAATCGCTTGTGCTCATGGCGCGCTTGATCATCTCGTCACGGCTGTATCCGTCATATCCCGTCACCGCCCGCATGATGTCGCTGAGATTTGCGGCCATGAACTCACGGCTGCCGTCGTGCGGATTGTCGAGTTTGACGCCGGAGCGAATGATCAATGCGTCGGTAGCTGCGCGCATGATCTCCTCTTTTTTGCTGTCGTCTCCTACCTGCACTCCCTGCATGTGCCCTGGGCTAACGTCTTTTGCGCTCTGTCTGTCGAGCAGATATCTGGCGAGATCGTCAGCGCTCTTGTTTTCGTAGTCGAGAAAACGCTGCAGTTCCTCTTCCGTCAGAATGTCGCCGTGCTTTGACGCGAGACTCTTGATCTCGTCGCGTCGCTTCAGATCGGCATTCTCTTTTTTGAACGCAGCGAGATCGCCTCCGATGGCCTCGATAGCCCGCGTGATCTCATCCATTTTGCGCTCGATCGCTTCTGCGTCGGCGCCACCCTTTCGCAATGCGGCAAGCTGCCGCTTCAGTTCTTCGATTTTGTCCATCGTCTCTCCTTCTTGTTGTTTTCTACCGATGCTAGCTGATGGATCGGCACCGATGTCGACCAAAGACGCTTCCTGGAATTCCCATCGCGTCACCTCTACGAGCGGCACATCGCCGTCGCGCTCCGTGATCCTGACCTCGCGTTTCACTCCCCCGACGGATATTTCAGTCAGCGTGCCCTCCTCCACCATGCGCCACAGCATGTCTGCGTCTGGGTTTACCGTGGAAAAAACTGCGTCGGCTCGAAGTTCTCGATTTTCAAGACGCACATTCTCGAGTCTGCCGATAGGAAGCTCCCCGTACCTGCCTGAGCCGTGCATCCAGCGCAATTTGGCTGAACCTGCCCTGGTGAGGTCTATGTTCTCTTCCCCGTGAAGAAGAACTTCATCGTATTTTTCGCCGCTCCACCAATCGGTGCGTCGGATTGGCGTTTCGGTTGATATCAGAATCGAAACGCGCCGGGTTTCTGTATCGATGGCGGTTTTGTCAATCGCGGCGCGTCTGTTCAACGTCCCGCCGACGATTTTTTCCGCATTTAGCTTGCGTCTCGGCATAGCGCTCCTTTTTTTCGTTTTAGCCATTTTCACAAAACCTCGATCCGTTTAATAGTCGACTAAACATCATCCGCCTGTATCCCGGCCTCTTTGAGCATCCTGATCTCCTCTTTGCGTTGAGCGATCAAGTCCTCCAAATCCTCCCCGCGGCTTCCGGCCACCTGTTTGAGCGTGGTGATGCCAAGGTTCAGTTCGGCTTCGATCGCCTTGATGTCCTTGAGCGGATCGACCCACTCCCGCTTTGGCGGTATCCAAACAGGCGCAAAATCATCGCGGTTGTTTTCCAGGCTTACCGCGCTCAGCCCCTCTATGTTTCCTGCGTAGACATTGCGCATCAGCCACTCGTTGAAGATGGGGCGCAAAACATAGGTGACCAGATGCACCTGCTCGTGGGAGAAGCGCTTGTGGTCCTGGATGATGGAGGCCCTTGCGCTGGAGAAGTTGACCTGCGAATAGTCCCTGAAGGCCAGCTCGTAACTGACTTGACGGCTGACGGCGATGAGTCGAACCGCGCTCTTGACGAAACGCTCGTGATCGTCGCCGTTCATATTCGCTGCCAGCAAATGGGGCTTTTCGCCCGGAGATAGGTACTCGACGATAATATCGTTGATATCCTCGATCGGGTCGCCGTCAAGCCCGGCGTCTTTGGCGGCCAGCCTCGCCTCAAGGTCGGCGGTCTCGATGAAATAGGCCACGTTCGCACGCGCCCGTGCTGCTTTGATAAATGCGCTCTGATACCCAGCGAAGTTGCGCAGGTCGATGATGCTTTGGCGATATTCGGAGATGCCGCGATACTGGGTGGCGCGATTTGTTATCTTGAAGTAGTGGATAATGTTGGCGGCTGGGATCTCTTTGCTCTTGAAATTCTCCTGACGGATAACATAGCGCTTGGGCGCGCCGTCTTTGTCGAGAATGATGCCGTCGGCATAGATGCCGTCGGCGTCGTTATAGTTTTGCAGCGTCGAGTCGATGCGGTCAGCTTCAACAAGCTGAAGACGAAATGGGTTTTTCCTGTCTTTCGGATACCGTTTTGCGACAATGATTTCCCCGTCCATCATACGTTGCGCGAGAATAACGCGCTGCATATCGCCAAAATGAAGTCGGCGCGTCATATCGCAAAACTCTTTTTCGCACCAGCGCTCCCACAATTTTTCGATGCGGCGGTTGAGATTTTTATCTTCGCTTTTGATCTGCAGCTTCAAGCCGTTGCCAACGGTGTTGTTGACTATTGCGGCGTCGATGTTTGCCATGATGCCGTTGTTTTCGTGCAGCCACCTGGCGCGGGCCCGCATCGTGTCGCGGTCCATTGCAGCGGTCGCCTCGAACGGAGCATTGACGGAATTGTTGAAGTCGCGGTTGGTGGTGCGTTTGCCGCCCTCGTAGTAACTTCTTACGATTTTTGCGGCCTGCCTTGCGATGAACCTTCTGAGTGAATCACGAAAAGACAATGCGAGCCTTTCTTGGAAGAGGTCCTGTGGATGATCCTGGGATGTGATCACGTCCGTATTTGGCGATCTTGTCAATCAGGTATGCTTCACGTTCCTGAAGTTTCGAGAGCGAAACATGCTCGATGCTTTTGTCGCCAATTTCCATCCTGTGGCCTTTCAGCGAAGCAGTTATGGCTGCCTGCACTTCATCAAGTTGTTCGCCAAGTGTTTGCGCCAAAATCGCCCCTTTTTTCATATGCTGATGAAATTGTGGCAGTTTCGAGAAAAGATTTATAGTCGACTAAAGTATGCCGTTCTTTTTCAATTCTTCGTATTTTTGTTTAAATGGAGGGCTCTCCTTCAAAAGCATCTCCAAAATCTTGCTCTTTGTGGCCTCATTCTCTTTCGCAAGTTCGAAAAGCACGCGATTCGTGCGTTCTTTTACCGTCAAATGCAAAGTGAGTGAGGAGTCCAAAACATCTTTTCTGCGCCCAGCCATGATTCCCCTTTAAATGATGTCACCCCAATTGTCTGTTTGCCTGCGTTTTTTTCTTTTTGGCCTATTGATACCGTTTTTATGCCGATGCGCCACCGCCTTGTAGTTTGGGTTGAGTATCCGCACCGCCGCAAGCGCATAGACGTTGATGTCCAGCGCTTCGTTGCGGGCGCGCGTTTTGACCCACTCTCTGCGCTGAAAGCCTTTGTGGTAGCGCGTTACGACCTTCTCGGCGGTCAGCTGCGCGAAATATTCCGCGTCGTACCGATCGCTGAAGTGGTAATAGCCTGGTGAGTGCTCTTCGATTTTCAGCCTGGCATAGATGAGCTCTTTGGCGGTATCGGTGCCGACCATGAAGAGCTTCACGCCGTATTTGTTCGATGTCGACGGGCGCGACACGATCGGTTTGCCTGGCGTGGAAGAGCCCTTGACGGCATAGACGCGCCGCATGGCGTGCCGCTTGCAAAACTTGTACACCTCGTCGGTGAAGTGGCCGCCTGAGTCGATGCAGGTGCAAGAAACCGGCAGCTTCACGCCAAGCTCGCTGTCGTATTCGTCGAAGATGATATCCTCCAATTGTTGCCACGTGCTATCGAGCGCCGGGCTGCCGTGGATAACGAAGGGTTTGATGCCCCAGCTCTCCTCACCCTCTCCGAAAGCTTTGATCTCCCCTTCCAGGCGATCGTCCTGCACATCCACTCCCGCGACCAGCACGGCGGCCTTTGCCGGCACCTTTTCGTAATCGGAGACATGCTGCGAAAAGTCGATGTCGTCCACCCCCTCGCCCTGGTCCTCCTCCCACGTCTCGCCCAATGAGGTGTTGACGAAGGTTTTGAGGGTGTGGGGGCTCTTTTTGGCTTCCAGGAAGTTGGCCGCCATTTCGGAGAGCTTCACCCACGGGCTGTAGATTTCGTTCAGCCAAAATCCCGCCACTCCGTTGGTCTCTCTATCGGCGATCCACCGCCCTTTTGTTACCGCGCCCCATCTTTGCGCGTCCGACCATAGCGACCCGCACGCTTCGCAGGCATACGCTGCGGTGAACGGGTCATCATTTTCCCACACGACGTTGCTCCACTTCAGCACCTGCGTTTTGCCACACTGCGGGCATGGCACGTGAAATTTGCGCTTGTCGCTCTCTTCGTAAGCCATCTCAATGCGCGACAGGCCTTTGATAGTCGGGGTTGAGACAAGCATCCGCTTTTTGTTCCAAAAGGTCGTGGAACGCTTGAAGGCCAGGTTGACAGGGTCGCCCTCCGCACCGGCGCTTGGAGGATAGCGATCGATCTCGTCGCAAAGCACGATGCGCACCGGTCTTGAAGCCAGCGAAGCCGGAGAGTTCGCTCCCGCCATCGTGATATGGCCCCCGGGAAAGGTTTTGTGCAGAATCGTGTTTCCGCTTGCACGCGCCTTGTAGTCGATGAGCCCGTGCAATGCTTTGGTATCTCGAATCATCGGGGCCAGACGGTCTTTTGAGAAGGTTTGCGCCATTTCAAGCGTAGGCTGAAGCATCAAGATTGGCGACGGGTCTTGAGAGATGAAATAGCCGATAATATTGAGCAGCTGCTCCGTTTTGCCAGTCTGGGCGCTCGACATCCAAACGATGGTGTGGATGGACGGATCGACGAAAGCGTCCATTATGTCACGCTGGTATTCCGCTCTGCTCGTGTCCCACCGACCGGGCTCCGCACTCGCTTCGGCGGACAACATACGGTACCTATCGGCCCATTCACTTACTTTCAGTTTCGGCGGCGGGGCCATCACCGCCATGGCTTTCCGCCAGACGTTTTCGATACGATTCAGGTAGTCCGTCATTCGCCAATTCCTTCAATGCTTCATGAATGTGATCCGTCAAGATTTCCTCTATGACGCTCGTTTCGGTTTCGCTTACCAGTTTCCCCGCCGCCTTGGTCGGAATGGTTAGCAGCTTGCCGCGCGCGTTAGCGGTATATGCCTGCCACGTCTCGATAACAAGTGGCGTTCGAATCAATTCGCCACGCAACTCCTTGACGATCAGCTCGCGCTCGTCCGCCTGCGCCGCCGTAAGCCTGATCTTCTCACGCTCAAGCGGCTTTTCGTCGCCTGTTTTGAGATGGTCGATATACTGCTGAATCGACTTTTTGATCGGCGTGCCGCTGCCACGCTTTTTTGGCGGCAAAATCCCATCATCGCGGTACCGCTTGACCGTCTGCGGCGAAATACCAAGAAAATCGCCAAGATCGGCGTCAGACCCGTACAGCTCTGCCATATCTCACCTTTTTAATTTTCGCTTCAGCTAAAAAAAGATCGGGGCCGCCACTACCCGCACCGCCATCATGCCAGGAAGGACCCGTCACCATCCCATCTCCTTCCGCTTTGCCATCGCCCTGGCGAACGCTTCGGAGAAATGCTTCTGCCCTCTTCGCTCGATAACCTTTCGCACGATTGCCACGTCATGCAGCCTCTTCTGATAGTTGGGCTTATCGGCTATGCGCAACATGCAGACAGGATGGTTTATGCCTGGCACTCTCGCATAGACTCCTGGGTGCATATGCCCTGAGGAATGCCACGGGATTGCGAAATACCTCACGCCTTTCTTTCTCAGTCTCTCCCTTCTTTTTCTGCTCGCCTTCGTTTCGTTCGCCATGAACCCTGCCTTGTAGAACAGCTTTAGCTGGCTCATCATCTCAACATAGGTATGCGGCTTGATCTTTACGCCAGGCGGTGGTGTGAGTATCTGATCCTGACGCATCAATCCCATGTGGATCATCGCTTTCTCCATTCCCTTTCGCGCGCGGTCGCCGCCTGTGTAGTGATGCTTCAGCACTTTGTACTGCCAGCTCCATTCATCGACGTACAGTTCTGCGTATGGCTTCGCTTTGGTCGCTTTTTTGACACGCCACGCGGATGGTATTGATTTTCCCTTGATATTGAGTTTCGCACCGATCTCTTTTTTGATCGTGCCAAGCGCGTCGAATGCGATGTTGTTCATCGCAACCATCGTCGCGTACGGGATGTCATTGCTGGCTATTTTCCCAAACGCTTTGATGTACTGTCTGATGTTCGACCTGATGTCTATGTTCATCTTCTCTCCAGCCTTTCGATCTCGTGCTGAAGATACCATGCCGCCTTCTTCAGATCCTCGATGCCGTTCTTGCGCTTGTGCCTGCTGACGTATTTGATGACGTTCATGATGGCCCAGCTCCATCCTTCCTTTTCGTTCGCCTCGATGTATTCCAGCGGGCTGATTGCCATTTCTGTGTAGTGCTTCGGTTCGATCGGATTGTCTTGGTCTTTGTTTCCAATGGCGTCGATCACCGCCATAATCCCGTCCGCTTGTGTCATGCCACCTCCTTTATGTCGATTTCGACGCGCTCCGGCCCGATGCCTCCGTATTCGAACGAAATGGCCGTGATATTTCGCTGGCAGTCGTCCGGGATGATCTTCGCGTCCACCAGTGCGTCGCTGAAGAATTTGTCGATGACCGCTCCTACGTTGCCTATGTCTTTTCGGTGATTCGTCTCGAAAAAGATCGTGTAGTGGATATGGACGCGGTCGTAATGTTTGCGGCGGTGTGGTCGTAGGTGTGCCCATGCAATCTCTTTGTACGTCCGTTTCGCTTCAGCGGATACGCGGTAGTGGATGTTGCGGTAGTCGTTCATCGTCAGCAGCTTCTGCCGTCCTGCTTTGACGTAGGTCGGGAGCGGGAGCGTCAATCGGATCACATCATCTCCTTTGACGGAAACGGCACGTGAATACCGAATTTTTCTCCAAGCAATCTGTTCATCACGTCGTACACCTTGTCTATCTCCTCTTTTTTGAGCTTCGTGGTGCTCTCTTTGCCAAGCATCGCCTTTTGCAACCGCTTCCACATCACCTCTTTGACGCTTGACGGGCTCCACGGCACGTCGGCTTTGATCACCTGCTTCATGTCAAGCCCCGCTTCGTTGAGCGCGTCTGCCACCATCGTGAAGTAAAGATGCATCGCCGCGTTTTGTTTGATCGTGCGGTAGTCCATGTTCGTGATCTTGACCTGGTAGTATCCGTCGTTGAGCGATTCGAGTACGTCGCGATCTTTGAAGATCGGCTGTCCGTTGATGACCTGCATTGTGACGATCGGCATTACAGCATCTCCTCCACGATATACCGCTCGTAATTCTTCTCGCCGATCCTCTCCACGTCCTCCCGACTCACACCAAGCGCCGCATAGCCGTCTTTGCCGTGGTGGATTTCGTAGTGGCATGGATGGCAGAGCGCCACCAGCGTGCGGTCGTCCTTGTCGGCTCCGCTGCGACCGTATTTGGCGTGGTGTGCTTCGCATGAGGCGTGGCTTCCGCATATCTGGCATGTCGGGAATGTCAGGAAGAGCCATGAGCGGAAGGCCTGCAGGTGCTCCGGCGACATGCGCTTTAGGCTCTTTGGCTTGTTCCATCGGGTCTGTTCGGCTTTTGTCATCTCACCACTCCAAAAAAACCTCAATCGGTAAATCATCGCGCCCGATGGCGTCATAGACCCTCTTTTGCAACTCGTAATCCTGTGGCGACGCCTCATGGATGTTGACTAAGATCGTCCAGTCGTCGTCTAACAGACTGGCGCACATTTTGATGTCGCCGACGAAAGCGTTTGGCGCCTCTTTCTCCAGCATCGTCTCGATCTTCTCTTTCCATGCCTTCGCTTCTTCTCGCAGTTTCTCGTTCATCCCATCGCCTCCCGCATCAAAATTCTCCATGCCATCGCCACCACTCTCGGAACCTGTCCGTTTCCAAGGGCTTTAAGTCGGTGTGTCCGATGGGCCAAGCCATCAACCACTCGACCCACTCCGGGTTCAGGCGGCCACCTACGGCAGTCGCCAACCCAGTCCCGCTGTTCGTCCCGTCTTTCGGTCTGTTGTAATTCCCGCATACCGTCGGCGTAGGCCAATATCCACAATCTCTTTCTACGGTGTGAAGCGCCGGCGTCGTCCGCTCCCACAACTCCCCATACCGCATTAAGCCGAAGCGCGGCAAGGTCGGCAAGCACTCGATCGAGTCCCCTGGAAACAAGCATCGGTGAGTTTTCCACGAAGACGTATCTGGGTCGTACTTCACCGATAATTCTCGCCATTTCCGACCAGAGCCCGCTTCGCTCTCCTTCAAGTCCTTTTCCTTTTCCGGCGATGGAGATGTCCTGGCACGGGAAGCCTCCCGAAACCACGTCAACAATGCCTCTCCACGGTCTTCCGTCAAACGTTCGCACGTCATCCCATATCGGGAACGGGTCGAACGTTCCGTCGTTCTGACGTGCGACGAGTACATGTCTGGCATACTCGTCGATCTCGACCGCACAGACCGTTCGCCAATCGAGGATTTTGCCGCCAAGTATGCCTCCGCCAGCGCCCGCGAATAAAGCCAACTCATTCACATCGCCTCCAATTCCTCTTTTGACCGGCTCATCATCATCCGGTGATCGTTGACGACGATCAACGCGCCGCACCTGTCGCAGATGTCTGGCATATCGCTCAAATCCTCGCTCTCCCATACTCGCTTGCAGTGTGCGCACATCGCGGTGAAGCGGAAGGTTGGTCTTTCCTGATTTTGGTTTCGTTTTCTGCTCATCGCGTTAACTCCCAAATTCTCGCCAAAATATTTACGATAATCTCCTTCAGCCTGGTTCCGTCCGTCAGCCTCAAAATCCATGCGATCATGCCGATCTCCTGAAGTGGTACTTGAACAGCTGCCTCAATTCACGATCTGGCAGTGGATCGCCGCTTGAGTGCACCAAATCTGTGACGAACCGCTCTATCGTCCCGTAATCCACGCCCTCCTTTTTGCCCCATAGTATGATGTCGGCGACGGCGTTGTTTCGGTTGCCGGTTTCGTAAATTCTGTTGAACCGCGCCTTCATCGCTTTGAATATGTCGCCATCACGCTCTTTCGCGCTCAAGGCTTTGTGCTTCTGCTCCTGCGCCCACCGCGCCAGCTCGATACGCTGTTTCGCCCGTTCCAAAAACGGCTCCCAGTCGAAAAACTCCCCGTACAAAAACTCGGTCTGCGCTTCGGGGTTGCCGGCGTATGCCCGCGCCGCGTCTTTGCATCCTGTGTCCACGCCTGGGAAATGGCGGTAAATCTCCTCCATCGTCATCGAGTATTCGTCATTCGGGATGTCCATCGCCGTCAGCAGCGGAACGATGGCGCGAAAGCGGTCGCACACTTTGCCGTTCTTCTCCTTCCGATGGCTCTTGGTCGTGCCGATGAACGCCGCATTGGGATAGATGCGTTTTTTGAACTCCTCGATGCTCATGCCGTCGTCGAAGTCGAGTACGATGGCATTGGTGCTGTCGGCGATCCTGTTTTCGCCTTTGCGGTAATCGCCCATGAACCAGAATGGACTGTACCGCCCACGCATCTTCAGAACCCGCACAAAATCGTCGAACATGACGGAATACGGCTTGAATCCTTCGGCCACCGCCATACTTGGGTCATTTGTAGCTGAAATGTTGATATTGCAATCCGCAAAACTCATGCCACATTCTCCGGGAAGTCGATCACGACCATGCCTTCGGTTTTAGGTTCAGGTCGATGCATCGGTGTGGCGATTTTGATTTCGAAATGGTCTTTGCCGTCCGTCAGCTTCCAAAGATGCTTCCGTACGCCCCAGTTGTCCTTTTTGAGCGCGCACTTTCGATAACCCATCTCCAGCTTGTCTATGTCTGGTTCCCCTTCGTCGTCAACGATGAACGACAATTCGTACCGCGCCCTCACGCCATCGTGAAACGCCGTCGCGCCCCTGCTGGCTCCGTCTTTGTTGGCGTGGTGGATAATGAGCGTCGTGATCTGAGACGCTTTCGCCCATTCCGCGAACGCCTGGATGAATACACGCGCTTCGGAGTTGTCGTTTTCGTTCCCGCCATAAAATGCCAGCAGCGGATCGAATACCACGAACCTCGCGCCAATGTCGATGAGCCTGTCGCCGATCTTTTGGATTTCGTCGTAGTTGGCCTTGAAAAGCCCCATTTCCCGCTTCGCCAATTGCGGCGGCGCGTCAAGTATCAGCGCCATCTTCGGCAATGCGTCGGGATTGACCAGGCCGTCTGCCGCCATTGCGTTGAAAATCGCCCGCACTTGCCCGGGATAGTCTTCCGTCAGCCACAACGCGCTGACCTCCCCGGTCTCCATGACGTGCCTGGCCGCCATGATGAGCGCAAGCCTCGTCTTTCCAACACCCCCGGCAGACGACAGCAGCGTCACGGCATTGCGCGGGATCGGCATGAAGCTTGTAAGAATGAACGACGCTTCGGACGGTTCGATGGAGGAGAGCATCTCGATCTTCATCACATCACCTCGACGTAGTTTTTGCGCTTTTTGGCCGGTTTCGCGCTGGCGACGTAGTCAGCCATGAAATTGACGAGCTTCATCGCGTAACGCCCTTTTTCGGCGATATGCGCTTTAAACGCCTGGACGAATCGCTTTGGGTCGTCTATCTTCAGCGCGTACTCCAAAGCGTTCAGGTACTCGTTTTGCGGCAGCCGCCCCTTGGCCCCCATGTGGAAGCATTCGGCCTTGATGACATTCAGCACGCCGGTGGCTTTGGCGCGGTCGGCGGCTTCGCGTGCGCGCGCGGTAATCCCCGGGTTATTTTCTCCGGCTAAGGAAGAATGCTCCTTTTGGTCTGTTTTGCATTCAGTGCTTTTGGGACGTGTGGAGCTTTCGGTGTTGTTTCGTTCGTCACCGGTTGGCTTTGCTGTTTTCCTATGCTGAACATCTTCAACGGAAAAATCACACTCTCTCCAGCCGCTTTGCCCGTCCTGTTTGGCTGTTCCTTGCTGAGAGGGTATGGTGTGTGGTTCTCTTACGGGTTCAGTAATTACAGGTTCGGGTGTAGCTCCTACACTACCCCCTGGTGTAGCTCCTACACTACCCTGGTGTACGTCCTCCACTACCCCCCCCGCGTCTTTAACTACCCCGTTCATGTTTATTTGGTAGTGATTTGGAAGGGATGTTCCGTCCTTTGTTCTATGAATAATTCTTATAAAGCCGTCAGCTTCAAGCTCTTTCAGATACTTGATAACGGTCTTTTTTGAAAGTTCAGAATCGGCAACGATTCTGTTCAATGACGGCCAACAGTAGCCATCGTCATTCGACCGATCCGCAAGCAGTAAAAGCAGCAGTTTTTTTTGTGGTTTTCCAGTCTTTTGTTTCGATGCCCAAGATAATGCGTCCCAGCTCATGCCGCCACATCCTTAATCCGTTCAATTTCATCTTTCGGCATCCAGTACCGCGCGAATCGCTTGCCTGTCGCTTTGTTCTCGACCATTTCTGTGCGGATGTCGTAGCCGTCGTTTCGCAGCTCGTCAATCCGTGCCGCCAGACGAAAGCAGCCAAAGTCGTTGAGCGCTTCGATGGCGCTTATCGATTTGCCGTCAAGCAGATGATGTAGGATCATTTCACACTGGCTCATTTCAGCATCTCCTCAAGCTCCCTGATCGCTTTGCGCAGATTGAACGTCGCTTTTCTGATCGCTTCGCTCTCGTCTTCGTCGATGGTCCCGTCCTCCAACGCTTCGAAGAGCGTTTTCGCGAGATCGCCGTGAACGCTGTCGATGCCGAGCGTCATTTGCAGGACGTGAATGGTGTCAGCTTCTGTCTGTGGCGCGTCTGGCGCCTTGCAGAGGTTGTAGCCGTACTCGTCGAGAATGGCGCTCAAGACATCTTCCCTGCCCTCTTCGTCGAGTTCGTAAAGCAGCACGGCGAGCTGATCGACGCTCATGCGCTTGGGATTGGCCGGGTTGTATGTGGTGCAGTTGAGCATGGACGATACCTGGATGTGGCCGTTCGGCCCCCGGTATCCGAGAAGCGGCGCGAAATGCGCGCGCGCCTGAAGGTGGTGGCGGTTTCCGAAACCCTCGACGGCTTCGGCGACCGCTTTGTAGATGAAGCGGTGTTTTTGGATCATGATATCCCCCACGGATATTGCCTTTTCAATGCCTGCCGGCCCCCACAATCCGTGGGGGGGGATTTTTCACTCAGGGCCGGCATTGAAAAAGGAGTGAAGCGCTTCAGTGAAGTTTTGTTATCATTGGAGCGCACCTCGGTGTTTTTCCGATCCCTAAACTTTGGTCGGTGGCTGGATCGGATGCATAGGTTAATCAACCTATTAGTTGATTATAAACTAATTGGTAGATATATGTCAAGGAAAGGAGTATGGTTATGGGCTCGATCGGATTTTGGTTGGCATTTTTTGTGTTTTGCTTTCTGGTAGCAATGTATGCAGAAAAACTCCACAGGAGCGGGATTGCTTATTTCATAGCATCTATTTTCTTTTCGCCGTTGATAGTTTTTCTATATCTTTTGATAGCAGGTGACGCACAAAAAACAGGAGACAATAAGAACAATGGCAATACTTTTAATGACAAAAACGTTTCGATCCCTATTAGTAGCGAGGACGAATGGGAAAAATTGAAGTTTGATATTAGAAAATTATTTCCGTCTCTTGATAGTATTGAGGTAGATGACCAATTTAGATTTATCGCGACAGACGGGAACGCGAAGATTGTAGCAAATAGGCAGCGCGATCTTGCAAAAATTTTGTTTTACTCTATTGATTCAACTCCGCTGCTTGAAAAATACAAAATAAATAAATCTTCTTCAACACAAAAAGGAACTTCAGAGAAGGAAACGATAGAAGCATTGGAAAAACTATCAAATCTTTACGAAAAGGGAGTGTTGACCGAAGAAGAATTTAATAACAAAAAAGAGAAGCTATTAAGCAGAATATAAAATTGAATAAATTCACAAAATTCATATTGTTGCTTGTTGTAATTTCGCTAACTAACAGTTTCGCCCACTCCACACACCACGAAAAACACTATCAGCGCATCTTCTGCGAAAAGGTGCACGGCAAGATGGAGTATCGGCTAAAAGACGGCACGCGCGTGGACTGCCAGACGCCTACCTATTCGTTCGAAGTGGATTTCGGGCACAAAGCGTTCGAGAGCGTCGGCCAGGCGCTTTACTATGCGATGATGACGGGCAAGCGTCCTGGGATTGTGCTGATCAGTGAAACGCCGAAGGACGACCGCTACATAGGGCGCATCAAGGCGTTGGCGAAGAGGTATGGAATTTATCTGTTCGTGATAGACGAGATGGGAAGGATCAGGGCGATTAAATAATATTCAATGTTTTTAATCTAATCTCCATTGCCTGCTCAGATACTTCAAATTTTTTTGCCATTATTTTTATAAACAAATCTCTTGGTATTTTTTCTTTTTTTTCAGATTCTCTATACTCTTCAAGGATTTTTGATCCAATATCTATAATCATCGTTTCAGGCATCAACAAATTTGCTGCATATCTATTGGCAACCACCTCTTTTAAATCACGAGTTGCGCCACGTCTTAATGTTGTATAATCATCTTTTATTGGGTCTTTGAATTTGTCAATATTTGGTATAACATCATAAACGAGATGACCTATTTCATGGGCAAGAGTAAATTTTCGCCGATTTATATGATCGGTAGGATTGATCCAAATCTCAGGACAACCTGTTTTAGATAAATATATCTCTCCATCATATGTTAATTTATCCCAATCTAACGACTCATCGACTTTTATTCCGATTTTTTCCGCGATTAAATAAGGGTCTACTGGAGGCTTAACTATACCGGATATTTCTAATAATTTATTTGGACTAATTTTTGATATTTTTTCGAAATCAATTCCACACATGCTTATTCTCCTATCCCTTTCTTGAGCGTCTCCTTTACTTTTTCGCCTACAACTTTTTTTACCATATCTTCTTTTACCATATCCTTTAGTTTATTATCAAGTTTATCATTCACACTTGCATCTATCAATGCATTAAATTTTTCTTTAAATTCTTCATCTCCAAGAATAGACGCAATTAATGAGTCTTTTATTTCGTTATTTTTTGATATTTGTTCTACAACTTTTGCTACTGCCTCTGTAATTTGTTTTTTCTTGTCTCTTGCAAGAAACACTTGAAGTATAATAGTTACAATCACTGTTAGAATGGTAATTATTCCTAAATATATAGTCAATACGCTGTCAGAATGGGAAAGAACATCCCCTGCAAGCGTTAACATATTGTTAGTTGATGTAAGTATGTCAGCAAGTGAAATATTTGCATCCATAATCAATACTTCCTCACCCCGCCAACAACGCGCCCGACGATGATGCAGTCATCCAGCTCGTCGCCTGTGATCCGCTCATCCCCAACGTTGCTGTTGTCGCTATGCAGGACGATCACCTTGTCAGCCGGCTTGATGTATACCCTCTTCACCAGCACGCCCATCGGGGTTTGAATGACATAGATGCCGCCGTCTCTCAACTGGCCGCCGTCCTGCTCATAATTGAGCACATAGAGCCGGTCGCCACTCTCTATCGTCGGGCTCATGCTGTCGCCGACCGCAGTGATGAGATGCAGCCCTTCATACGACGGCAGGCCGAGGATTTCGGTGATGAACTCTATGGATACTGGCACTTTTTTCGGCGCGGTGTCGTAATTGTACGCGCCGCCGCCAGCTGAAGCGTAGATATCGGGGTAGAATGGGATGGATACGGTATTGGAAGGAGCACTGGATAACTGTTTATTGCCAAACATATCTCCAGCGCCGTATTCAAGCCACGGTAGATAGATGCCCTTCTCTGCGGCGATCCGTTTCATATTATCAGTCAATTTTTTTGCTTTTTTGAATTTGCTGACAGCCTGCGGGCTTATTCCATACTCATTTGCAATTATATTTCCATATCTATCTGTTCCATAGACTTTCGTCATCGCTTCATGAAATCTTTTGCCAATTTCTGTCATATTATCCACCAAATGCTTGACATTTATCTACCTTTTGGTTTATAATCAACCTAACAGTTTATTTACATTCCCATAATGTAAACAATTATAACAAGACATCTTGAAAGAAAGGTAGGTTCGTGACGAAGACATTAAACCTGTCAAGCTGGCAACGGTTCAAACATGAGCTTTATAAAACAGGCAGATGCGCGGAAATGGCGGCAGAAGAGATCGGCACTACCGAGATGGCGCTTCGACAACGCATTTACGCCGGGCTGAAGCGCCCGGACGGAAAACGAACTCCGCTCGACGAGAAGATCGTCAAATTCATCGAAGAGAACAAGCTGGACTTCGACGTTTCATAGGGCGGCCCGCGGGCTTCCCTATTGAGCCGTCGGCTCTGATCTATCACAACCCAGCCGGTGCCAGGCAACCGGCTAAGAGACTCCCGAGCGAGGCAGAGAGGGAGAAGAGCGTTCCACCACGGCCATATCAGTTGTGGCCGTGCAGAGCACTCAAAGGAGCCACCATGATCACGATTGTGAGAAAAGGGATTGACAAGTACGCGGCGGCGACCATCTACGGGTTCATCTACAACGTCAAGTGGATAAGGAGGTGGAAATGGATGCGGACATAAGGGACGAGATTGAAACGATCCATGCGCTGACCAGTCGGCTTCGGACGCATTTGGACACGCTGCAGGCGTCAATCACGCATGTTGCGGCAACGACACTGCAGCAGATCGAACATCTCGAATTTATCAACAAGCGGCTAAAAGCCGAAAATGAGGCACTCAAGGAGAAACTTAATGAAAACAATGGTCATGATTGGTGATATAGGACAGGCTGCGCTCGTCACCAGCGCGTTGATCTTGGCCGGTCGCGCGCTGGTGGCAGGCATCAAAAATGAATACGTCGAAATTATAACATACTGGAGAAACCGATGAAGATCACGATCGACATCAACGACTTCGACGCGCTCGTGGACAACCTGGCCGCAAGCGTCCTTCGGGCGTATGACCGCTCGGAAAACAGCCCGAAATCGAAAGTGATGAAGGATATATACAGGCAAAAAGCAAAGCTGCTGGAAAAGATGCGTGACGAACGCATTAAACAGACAGGAAAGTGAAATGGAAACAATTCTCGTGACGACAGTTTTTCTAATCGTGCTTGCCTGATTGTGCAACATCGAAAGGATCAAGAAAAAGAGCGGCGATGTCGTGTATCGCAACGTCGCAGGAAAATGGATAAAGGTGGAGTTATGAGCAATATTATCGAACTGAAGCAAAAACCGATCATCGCCTACGACCTGATCGAAGCAAAGGGCAAAGAGATCGCCCAACGCATCGCAACCCTGGATATTGACAATATCGAGGCGAACGAAAACAATTTAAAAATTATCAAATCTACCAGAGCGGAGCTATCGAGGGAGTTCAAAGACCTCGAAGAAAAGCGCAAAATGGTCAAAGACATGATCCTGAAGCCGTATAACGACTTCGAGGCTGCCTACAAAGAGCATATCGCCTGCCTGTTCAAAGATGCAGATGCGACACTGAAAGAAAAGGTGGCAGCGGTTGAGAGCGAAATCTTGCAGCGAAAAATCGAAGCGATCAAAACCTACTTCGATGAGCACAGCAAACACGAATGGCTAACCTTCGACGATATCGGTCTTAATATTATCCGCTCCAAATCCGACAAATTCTACAAAGATCAGATTGATGAATACTTGGGCCGCGTCGAAGCGGACTTGCAGACCATTGAGACGCTGGAGCACAAAGAACGCGTCCTGGCCAAATACCAGCGCATCAAAGACCTGGCCGCCGCCATCGCGGAAGTGAATATCGAGATCCAGCGCGAAGAGGCGATCAGAAAGCAGCGTGAAGAACAGGAGCGTTTGAAAAAAGAGCGCGAAGAGGCAAGTCAAAAGAAAGAAGCCGAACAGGATCGCGCCTACGTCGAGACCGTCGCACCACAAATGGCCGCGACACAAGCGTCCATCCAACAGCCCGAACCGCAGATAGAGATGAATCTGCAACCGTCCAAACGCTACCGCGCCACCTTCACCATCACGGCAACGATGGAACAGATGGCGGAACTAAAACAATTTATGCAACAAAAAGGAATCACTTATGAGTCAGTTAAATGAAAAAGCGGTCGTCCGATACAACATCGGCGATACAGAAATCAAACTCACTCCGAAAATCGTAACAGATTACCTAACCAATGGCGCCAATATCACCATGCCGGAGTTCAAACTCTTCACCGAACTCTGCAAGGCCCGAAAACTGAATCCGTTTCTGAAAGAGGCGTACATCATCAAATACGGCAACAACCCCGCCCAAATCGTCGTCGGTAAAGACGCGATCCTCAAACGCGCCATCAATCACCCGCAGTTTGACGGACGCGAACAGGGCATCATCGTACAAAAGCCGGACGGCACCATCGAGGAGCGTCGCGGAACGTTCCATTTGCCCGACGAAGCACTTGTAGGCGGTTGGGCAAAAGTCTACCGAAAGGACTGGCATCATCCCACCTATATCACCGTTTCATTCGACGAAGTGGCGCAACGAAAAGGCAACGGCGAACTCAACTCCAACTGGGCCACAAAAGGTGCGACGATGGTCGAAAAGGTCGCATTGGTGAGGGCATTGAGAGAAACATTTGTCGAAGACCTCGGTGGCATGATCGACGAAGACGAAGCCTGGAAAGAGGATGCCGCACCACACAAACAGTCGGAACAGCATGCCGTATCGCAGCCAGACCCGTTCCAACAGGCTGCCCCAATCGATGCCGAAATAGAAGAAATCGACATGAACGATGTACCGGCATGAAAATCGACATAATCAACACCGGTTCTGACGGCAACGCCATCTTGATCGACGACCGTCTACTCATCGATGCTGGCGTGTCCTATGCGATGCTCAAGGATTATGATATCGAAACTGTATTGCTCACCCATATCCACGGAGACCATTTCAACCCTTCGACCATCCGAAAGCTGGCGGTCGAAAAGGAGTGCCTTTTCGTCTGCGGGGATTTCCTGCGCGAAAGGCTCGCATCGATGGGCATGCCGCAGGAGCAGATACTCACCATCAGCGAAATGGCCAAACTTCCATCCGGCCACTACGTCGTGCCTGTGACGCTCTACCACGACGTGCAAAACATAGGATGGCGCATCAGACGTGGAGATCATCTACACTTCCACGCCACCGACACCGCCCATCTAAACGGCATCACGGCGATGGATTACGATACGGCCACGATCGAGTGCAATTACGAAATGCAGCTGGCAAACGCCATCATCGAAGAGGCGAAGTTCCACGGCGAATATACCCATCTCGCAAGGGCTGTCGAAACGCACCTCTCCGTCCAACAGACCGTCCGCTTCGTCCAGGAAAACCGTATCAGGCGACTCATCCCAGTACACATCGGCAACTCCACCAAAGAGGCGGTACTGGAGTACCTGAAAAATAATTGCGAAAGGGCAAGATATGTTCAATAAAATCATCCTGGTAGGCAACCTCACCCGCCAAATAGAGCTACGCTACACCCCAAGCGGCCAAGCGGTAGCCAAAGGCGGCATCGCCACAAACCGCAAATGGAAGGACCAGAGCGGCCAGCAGAAAGAGGAGGTGATGTTCATCGACTTCACCATCTGGGGGCGCAGTGCGGAGATCGCAAACCAGTATCTCCACAAAGGCTCCAAAGTCCTGCTGGAAGGCCGCCTGAGCCTGGAGCAGTGGACAGACCAAAGCGGACAGAAACGCTCCAAGCACGTCGTGACTGTCGAAAACCTCAAGATGCTGGACGGCAAGGGCCAAGCTGGGGGACAAGATCCACAGCAGGGCGGCCAAGATCCACAGCAGGGCGGCCAAGATCCACAGCAGGGCGGCCAAGATCCACAGCAGACACCACCGCAACAACAACAGCAACAGCAACAGGCTCCGCAACAGGCGCAAATGCCGCCCATTGAGTACGACGATAGTGACATCCCATTTGCCTACATCGGACTCTCCGAAGGCAAACAATATATCCATGTTATCTAAGGGAGATGAAAGATGAAAAGATGCTTTAAATGCAATGAAATAAAGCCACTTTCATCATTTTATAGACACAAAAAGATGAAAGATGGCCACTTGAACAAATGCAAAGAATGCACAAAAATAGATGTTAGGAAAAATTATGGAAAATACGACAATACAGAGAAAGGCGTTATTCGTATAATTTATAAAACACAGAAATCAAACTCAAAGCAAAGAAAGATGCCACTACCACAATATTCAAAAAAAGAATTTACAGAATGGTTGTATAGAAATGGGTTTCGTGAGCTTTATGACAATTGGGTTAAACACGGCTACAAAAAAGACCTCAAGCCGTCCGTAGATAGGATAGATGATTTTAAACCATATTCCTTTGACAATATTCGTCTTGTTACATGGAAAGAAAACAGAGAACATCAGATAAACGATATTGTGAACGGAAAAGGGACAAGCGGAAAAATATGTAAGCCTGTTTTGTGCCTTAATGGTGATCGCAAGTTAATAAAGAAATATGTTTCATTCAGAAGTGCAGTACGAGATATTGGGTATTCAATGCGGCGTTCATTAAAAACTGGTTGTCCTGACAGGGTTAATGGCTATTACTGGAAATTTGCATCTTGATACGGAGGCAACCATGACCGAAGAAACCTACTGCGCACAACTCGCATGCGACAAGAAAGAGCATTGCCGCCATTACCAGCGCGCAAAAGAGATCGCGCCTGACAAGGCGTTCATGATGCGCGCCATCGAGGAGAGCCAATGCTCGCCAAAAAACGGCTGGCTCAAATACCTGCCGTCAAAAGGAAAACGATGAAGAGCAAAAAGAGCAGCGCGAGAACCGTCGAACGCGAACTGGCATGCATCATCATCGCCCATGACGCCATCGAGCAGGTGCTTGAAAAAACCACGACGCTGAAAGACCTGGGCATTTACGATCGCATGATCGTCCAGGCGTACAACACGATGAAATTCCTGATGAATATGTATCGCGGTTCAAAGACCATGCGAAACGCGGCAAAAATAGCTCTCAACGCCTACGAGAGAGAAGGACGCGAGAGGCCGAACGCTATGATCTTCGCGTTATCGATAATCGGAAATTCATACGATAAAAGCGGAATGAAAAGATTCCCGGTCGCAAAAATCATGGACGTTTGCGATATGTTCGATGCCGTTGCGCTTTATGTGGATGACAGAGACATCATAAAAGCAGCTGTCGATTACGCAGAAAAGATCGTCAATCGCGTCTACAAGAGCGACGCGGCGCATATCGACGACAAGATTTTGCATGTGGCGTAAGGAGAAACAATGGCATACACGCTCGACGACATCTATGGCTGCACCATCGACGAATACGCCAAGGCCCTCGGCAAAACCGTCGATGGGCTGATAGAAGAGAAGTACCGCGAAATCGAACTGCTGGAAAAGCATGTGGATGATCTCATGCCGCAGCGAGACAGGAGCATGAACGCGACGAACCTCATTCGTCATATCCACGGCGTGATCCACTCCAAGCGCAAAAAGATCGATAGGTTCGAAAAATGGAAAAGGAGACGCAATGGTTGACCTTGCAGACAGCGCGCATGTGCTGGAAGAGAAGGCGAAAAAGATCGCACTCAACACAAAAGGAACAGACGCAATTATTGAAAACTACGCAAAAAGGAATGATATGACATTTGAATAAGCAGCGAAAGCATTGGGATACAAGAACGAGACAGGCGTTCGCAACATGATCAACAAAGGCTACCTGAAAGGCGATATCAAGGCAAAAATCGTCGATGATGCTTCGGTTGAGGCATTGGCCAAGAAAAGGAATCAAACAACAGTCAAACAAAAACAGCTCAATGAGATCACGACCGATGACGACGACAGCACAATCATCGTCACGACAAAAGGCGAACTGAAAGAGGCGTTTCGACGATGGCTGCATAGCCAGAAGCGAGTCACGGTCGAGGAGATTTTGGAAATCGTAGCGTGAAGGAAGATGCCATGTTGATAGGAGAGGATGTTTTAAGTAAACAGTGGGGTGTGAGCAAAGAGTACCTTCAGAAACTCCGCGCCACAGAATTGAAAGAGGGCACTCATTATTTTAAGCCGACGGCCCGTACAATACTCTATGACGAGGATGCCGTCGAAGCGTGGGTAAGGAGCAAGTATGAGAATTTACACGCGAAACGGCACGCTTTACGTCGATTTACGGGCTGAAGGTCTTGGAAGAACGTCTACCGGGCTGAAAGATACGCCGTACAACAGGCGAATCGTTGAGTCTGAATACGCAGACTACCGTCCTGCTAAAGACTTTGGCTATTTTGCCAGAATGTACCTTCGGAACAAAGAAATCGAGGTGAAGCCGAGTTCTTTTCAAAAATATGCCAGGATCGTATCATCTGTATGCGCAAAGTTTGGAGACATGCCAATAGGCGACATCAAAGTATCCAATCTTTCAAAATGGCTTGATTCGCTCGATGTATCGCCAAAGACGGAACGAGACTACCATACCGTTTTGCGCGGCATCTTCCAGGAAGCCGTCTATGATGACGAGATCACTGATAACCCCGCGAAAAAACTTCGCAAACCGAAGCTGAAAAAACCGGAGATAGAGCCGTTCACGCCAAGCGAAATGGAACGCATCATCGCAACGGCCGATGGATGGTTCAAAAACCTCGTAATGCTTGGATTCTACACCGGTATGCGCACCGGGGAGATCGCCGGGCTGAAATGGGACGATATCGACTTCAACGCGAAAACCATTCATGTCCGCAGAACGAGACGGAAGGGAATGAACGGTGATACCAAAACCGATGGAAGCAGGCGCATCATTCCGATACTTCCGTCGCTTGAACCAGCGCTTCGTAACCAGTATGGGTTGACTGGGCTTCGCAATGGATACGTTTTCATGAAAGATGGCAAACCGTTACCGGATACGTTGCGATTGAACGAGTCAGAATGGAAGTCAACGTTGCGACGGGCTGGTGTGCCATACAGACGAATGTACAACATGCGCCACACATTCATAGTAACGATGCTCAATAGCGGGCACTATCCAGTCATGACCATTGCGAAATGGGTCGGGCATACGTCACCGCAGATGATATTTAACTGCTATGCGAAGCATGTGAAGTCAGAGTTGATAAATGCTGATTTTGATCCGTTTGGAGATGATTTTGGCACACTTTTGGCACAAAGTGGCTGA